GTGATGAGGGGAGGCAAGATGAAAAAGGTTTCACTACCAGAACATTTGCATCCGCGTTCATGTTTCCAGGAAGCTTTCACTTCAAACGCTGAATCCCGAGAGAAACTCCTCACCTTGACAGGAAGTCTGGATGAGGGAGTATCCCCGTCCTCGAGTGTGGTCCCCGCTTTTCTAAGCAAGTACTTACCTCGTGATGAAGACAAATGGGGACCTCCGCGTTTCTTGAGGCACAGGGACTACCAAAACAATTTCACAAAAATTCAAAATCGTATGACCATCATGGATCCAAAAATCATGGATTGGGCAGCGAACGATTATGTGTACCCTCTCATCTTACTCATTCCTCCGGAATTGAAGAAGAAGGGTGCTAAGATTTCGTTTTTTGAAGCTGTGAATGGTGTGATGGACAATCGATTCGTTTCGAAAGTCGACATCAACACCTCAGGTGGTCCTGGTTTTCCGAAGAAGAAAGAGATTTTCTGGAGAGAAGAATCCACCCTCCCACTAGAATGGGACCCGACCGTGGAAGAAGAGACGATGCGCTTGATTTCCGATCTTGAATCGGGAGTCATGGTGTATCCCCGCGTCTCCACCGCTCTGAAAGATGAGATCGTCGTGAAGGAAGAAATTCTGGGAAAGCGCAAGGTGAGAGTATTTTATATATTCCCTACGCACTTTCTCATGGCTGGAAAAATGTTGTTCGCACGTTTGAATACGTTCTTGCACGCTGTTCCTGCCGCTTCAGGTCTCATGGGCGGAATGAATCACACAACCGAGGATTGGGGTGAATTGATGAATCTCCTCACGCAAAAGAAGTACAAGATGGACACTGACTATTCAGGTTTTGATACCAGTCAGGGACCACAGACTTTCTTAGGCGTAAAAGAGGTTCTCATTGCACTCCTTCCTGCTCTAGGTTACACACCAGAAGAAGTACGAGCTTGTCTCGCGTACATCGATTGTATGCGTGACGCTGATGTCGAGTACAACTTGGCATTGGTCTCGTTTTACGGTGTTCTCAAATCTGGAGTGTGGATTACTCTGTTGGTGAATGGGGTTGTGAACTCGCTATTGTGGCGTTGCGCGTACCGAATTATGCACGCAGACGTAGCGGACAAAGACATGATCCCTTTTCTGAAACAATGCTTTTTGGCTGTCCAGGGTGACGATGCAGACTTTGCAACGGATAACCCCCTGATCACACCGGAACGCGTTCAGACGACATTCGCCTCTTTCAACATGAAAATCACCCCTGGAGGGAAAGATGGAGGGTTGTCTTATCAAGAGATTGACAAAATCGTCTTTTGTAAGAGAACCTTTCGTCCCACTCTCTGGAGGGGTCGAAGATTCATTGAGTCCCCCTTGGATTTGGACAGCATCTGGAAGCCAATCTATTGGAAACTATCCGACATAAACGAGTTGGATCACTTCTTAGGAAATGTGACCCCATTCATGTTGGAAGTTTCTAGGCATCCGGAAGATGTGTTCGAAAGGGAAACAGCAAAGCTGCGAAAGGCTTTGCTCGCAAGCGGATTAGGAGACGAGATCAAAGAAATCCCCGAATGGGGCTACGATTACTGGATTAATCGTAGATTAGAAAAAATTTTTAAGGACGTTGAAGATGATCCTGGAGAGGCTATTTCCTCCGAAAGAAGATCTTTGGACGGTTAGCGTGATAATCCGCGCCGCCCTTGTATATTCAGTTCTACTGTACCTCTAATCGTTGTACAATAATACATTTTATGATTACTACACAAATACAAAACACAACACTTAAAAACGAAGAACCCATGGATGAGAATGTCGCCTTCCAATCCGTGGAACCCGGTTGGATCTCTGGAGAGAGATCTAGCCAAGACCCGACGACAAAGATAGTGAATGATCCTTATGATTCTCACAATTTCCTGCAAAGACCCGTT